AGACCGGTAACGGTCGCATCGGAAACCAAACGCGCTCGCATGGCCTTGGCTGCGCTCAAACGCTTCCCCCTTCAATTGCGGACTTTAGTATTTTTTCCATGGCGCTAAGAACAGAACTTTTATTTTGGTCCCAAGATTTTCTAAGGAATGGATTCGGAGCGGCGCCAGGATGCCTATAAGCTCCGCCAAAAGATAAAATCAATCTTTTGGCAAAACCAAGCACACCTTTTCCAGTTCTGGAATTTTTCTTGATAGAATGCGCTGCCGTTCCGTATTCAACAAAATGCGCATACTTTGTCGGTATTCTGTTTTTGCCGTCAATAGTTTTTCCTGCTCGACGCTTTGGACCGATGATTGAATACGCAAAACCCTTGGCAAATTTGAAACGCTCGCGGAATCCTAAAGCCTTTTTTAAAATCTTATATTTGGTAGGAACATTCCCTCTGGCAGCTTTCAGATAAATCTTTCGCCCTTCCTTCAATGCGTCTTTAAGCGCTTTGTTTCTAACTTTTTTATCAATCTCTTCCATGGATTTAATCAAGCTTTTTAAACTCGATATATCAAGACTGACTGAAGCGCGTGGCATCAGGAACCCCTTTCGACGGCGTCAATTTCCAGTTCCCAAGACGCTTCGTCAATGTTGCGAACGCTGATGATTTCCAGAACGCGCGAACCCATCATGATTCTGTCGCCGTGGCTTACATCTTTGCGGTGACGAATGCGCACGCGGTGCGAAAGCGTGGCACCACGCGCCGCTCCGATTTCCTGTTCTCTACCGGACAGCGGGCGAACGCTGGCCCACACGGTCGCGTAAGTTCCCCAAACGTTGATCGGTTGACCGTACGCGTCCACGCTGTTGCCAGCCTGGCGTTGAAGGTTCACCCGCTGCGTAAGTTCACCGGCCTTGATCATTATTGAATGATTCCCCGCTGAAACATTTTTACAATTGCATCAACCGTATAAGGAACTTCATTCACAATATTGCCGACGTTTACCGTTTCTCTTACGGCGTACCAATGTGCAACCAGAAGCTTGATAGCCTGTTTCAAGATTGCAGGAACCGCGCTCGGAGCGCCGTACCCAGCAACGTAAGTAATGGAAACGCAACCCATTCCGCCGTAAACTTCTGGCCAATCAAGGTCAACACCTGGCGCAACGCGCGCAGGATTGGCGGCGGTGTCAATGTCCACGTCGGTCAAATCAACTTCTTGCCAATTGCCGTCGCTGTCCAGATAGTCGATGGAACTGATTGACTGTACCGGTCCTTCGAGATACCAGATATCTGGCCATTCATCGCGGTCGTCTTGAATCGTTTGCGTCACCAGGCGAATGCCCGCTTGTGTTTCAATAAGTTGACGCGCTGCGGAAATCAGCGAATTAACAAGGTCGTCATCTTCAAGAGAATCAATCCGGCAATGAAGTTTCACTTCCTGAAGCGTTACCGGTTCCAGCGCTGGCGCGGACGTTACTTTTGTCATCGCTTTTCCTTCGCTCGCTTGGAAATTGCCTTTTCGATTTTCTTGGTTTCTACTGGTGCGCTCGGCTGAGCGGTTTCCACGGAAACCGCCCAACCTTTTTGAATCGCACCCTCGGCCTCAAATGCTGGCAGATCATAAACCAGGTTACAGTCGTAACCAAAATTTAGGCCAGCAACTGAGGTAAGGAATTTAACCTTCATGGTTAGCTAGCCGCCATCGCCATCACCTTGAGCGGGTCGGTGCCTGCGTCAAGAATTCGGCCGTCATGACGAGAGAAGCCCACGAAGCCAACTTGGTGGTAGTCAGCGTATCTTTCTTCCAGACGCAACAGAGTAAAGTCGGTTACGTCGCGGATAAGGTACTTGCTGAAATCACCGGCAACGATCACCTTGGCGGAAGCGGCGATGCTCGCAATGTCCTGGTTAACCACAATCGGCCAACCCAACAAGGTGCCAGGCGAAGCGCCTGTAATATCCTGCTGGAAGATCGGCCTGTTCTGGTCGTCCACCAGTTTGCGAATTGCCTTTAAGGTTGAATCGTGCAGCATGAATCGAGCATTGGCACGATATGCCGGGTCCACGGAATGCTGCAAATCCAAAATTTCCGCGTAGGTGATCGCCGAAGCGCTGGCGCAGGTTACGCCAGTACCAGCATTCACAACGCCCTGCGGCTTGCTAGAATTGTCACCGGTCGTGAAATGGGTGTTCAGGATTCTTGCAATCCTGGTTCCCAAAGCGTTTCCGATAAAAGATTCCAAATCAATCGCGGTGTCTTGCAGCAGTTCAGCAGACACGCGCACAAGCTTTGAAGAGTATTTGTAAGCCTTCAAAGTGATCTGCGCGAAGGTCATATCCTGTTCAGATACTTGGCTATTTTCGGCAAGAATCGCGCCTACGTTGCCGGTGTCGTTAACAGTCGGAATCGGCAAATCGTTTCCGCTGTCGGTGCGAATCACCTGAGCAACTTCGCGCATACCACCGAAGGAAAGCAAAGATTCCTCAAGCTGGTTCAAGAAACCTTGCGGCACAGTATAACCACCGGCGGAACCGGTGAGAGACTGCGCGCGCGCTTCCTGAATGTTGCGCGGCGCTTTGCCGCCAAGCCTGAAGGAAAGCTTGTTGTTGTGCAAATCCAAACCGCTGCGCTGAGCGGCTTCGCGCTGGCGGTCGGTAATGCCTTCGATTGAGTGGTAACCAAGCCAGCCGCGAAGCGCAAGTTTCTTGTCTTCGGTGGATTGCTTATCGTTCAGGTCGCGCACAAAAGCAGGCGCTTCAATCGGTGCAGTCTTGCGAACGGAAACTTTCTTGGAAGCTTCGTCGGCCTTCGCCAGCTTGGCAGAGCGAGCAACCGCGGCGTCGGCGTTGTCGTTTGCCTGCGGTGCGGCGCCTTCAAGAGCTGCTATTCTAACCTCATGGTCATCAACTTCGGCCATCAGGCCATCAAAGGCGGCTTGCTCTTCTGGTGTCAAAGCGCGCTCTTCTGATTTGCCGTGAATGGCTTTTGCTTCGGCAAGAGCCGCGTTGCGCTTTTCGCGCAATGTTTCAATTTCTGACATGGTGTAATCCTTTAGCAGAATGCTTAAGGATCAATGCGGATATGCTGACTTAGCGTATCTATAAACGCACGATCCCCGTTGTCGGGAAATCGCGCGTAAAGACTACGCGACCTCGAACTACTTACATTCGACCATGGATTCGGAATCTGTCAAATTGCGTGGCAAGAAAACGAAAACGGGTGAGGATTTTTCCCCACCCGTATCTGTGTTGTAAGGAAAACTAAGCTATTTTGCTTACATTCGGCGAAGCCGCAACGCGCGGGCGCGGCTGGCGGCTAGCTCTTCATGAAGCTTTTTCAAGTCTTTTTCGGATTGCATACCGACCAGCGCGCGCACCGCCACGGATGTATCTGGATAAGCCGGGTAAGTGACCACGCTGACATCGACAAGATCAAGGTCGATCAAGTCGCGCGTGCGCTGACCATCTACCAGTTTCCAGTCGTCAACGGCTGAAGTAAACGCAAACGACATTTGCGACACGTCGCCGCGCTGCATGACCGTAAGCAGGTCGCTTGCGTAGGTCGTCGGCGGCGGGTCGATTGTCACTTTCAACCCGGTAGTATCACTTTCCAGTATCAGAGTCCCGGAAAGCGTTCGGCCAAGAATCAAGCTTGGGTCATGGTCGATCAACGCCCGAACGTCGGGATTGCTTTTCAGCGAACGGTCAAACGCGCCAGGACGAACGTATTCGATGAACCCGCCAAGGTCTTCGCTGGCGCGATTGTAAACCGCCGCGTACCCAATAATCTTTTTACTATCGGACGACAAACGCAACTCGCACGAAACGCGCTTTTCAATTTTACTGATCATGGTTATTCCCTCTGATGGAATTGATTTTCTTTTCTACTTCCTCGGATAGTTTTGATGCGGTCACCGTTCCTGAGAACTCAACCCAAAGCTTGCTAAATACGTCAAGATGCCTTTGCACGTGTTCTTCTAGTTCATGCTGGCGGCTGAAAGCTTCCAAAACTGGCGCGTACGCGCTTACGACGCGCGTGCGGTGTTCCTCGCAAAACTTGCCAATCTTTTCAAGGAATTCGCTCGGCTTGTTTGCGAAACGCTTCACCGCGTTACACTCAATCGCTTGCAGTCGGTTGCCTGCGTCTTCAAGAAGTCGAATCAATATAGCCTGTTCCTTTTCCGCGCTAAGGTCGCTTCGTATCAAGGTCGGGTCTTGCGCGTTGGTCACTTGCTGCGCGCTCTGCGCGGCCGCAGGATCCGGCGATGGCCCGTTTGCCGGTGCCATGTTTTGCGGTGTAAGGTACGTGTCGCCGCCCTCAACCGGGTTAAGTGTTTCCTTTTCCCGAATCTCGTTAACGCTCAACCAACCCCAATTGCGAGCGATTGAGTAGCTTGTGTATCTACTTTGTAGATCACCGCGCAAGATGCCTTCCACCGCGTGTTCAAAAAGGAATCGTTCGCGGTCCTGCTTGCGCAACAGCTTGCGATTTAACTGCTGTTCCCAGCGCACCAACCACGGGCGAAGGGTATCCGTTAAGAATTCAACGTTCATTTGTTCCAGCGAATTATAATTCATCTTCGCCAGTTCTTTCAGCTTGTGCGGTGGCAAGTTGAACCAGCGGCATATTTCAATCACTTGGAATTCCCTGCTTTGCAGGAACTGCGAATCGTCTGGCGGTACGCCAATGCTTTCCCATTTCAAGCCCTGCTCGAGCAGCGCAACGCGGTGCGAATTGCCGCTGCCGCTGTGCAGGTCTTCAAAACTGCGGCGCAGGTTGGCGCGCGCTTCGGAACTTAGTTGCCCAGGGAAAGTAAGGATTCCGCCAGGACGCGCGCCGCGTCCGAAGAAGCCAGCGCCAAATTGCTCAATGGCAAGCGCAAGTCCAATCGACTGCCGCGCCTGCGCAATTGGCGATATGCCCGAAATGCCATCAAAGGAAAGCCCGGAAACGTGCAGGACGTTTTCACGCGGTAGCGCCACCTTCCCGCCGACATCATAGAACAATTCACCGTTTGCGGTGCGTGTTGGCTTCACCTGGCTTGGGTCCAGCGGCCAAAGCTCGACCGCGTTTCCTTCTAGGTCGCGCACGATTTCGCTATAGGAATTGCCCCACAAAAGCAAATGCGCCATGGAAGCTTCGCGCCATTGAAGGCTTCCCATCTCATCGTTTGGCGCATCATGAACGAGCGAGTACAAAGGCGTTCCGCTGGCCCGCCGCTTACCTCCGTTCGGGAGGCGTTCGTAAAGGTGAAGCGGTAGGGAAGAAACCGCTTCTGAGATAATCCGAACCGCGGCGAACACAGCGGAATAGTTGAGCGCTGTCCATGGCGTGACACTCACGCCAGCATCGGCAACGCTGCTTGAACCAAAGATTTCATTAAGGCGCGGGTCGCGCAGGCTTCCGCCGGAAATGGACAACGCGCGAGAGAAGAAATTCCTAATGGATTGCATCATATGAATTCGACCCCTCTCGTATCGTAGACACATTGCTCTTGCTGCGGCGCAACCATTGCGCGGCCAAGGGCCATGGTCAAGGCAACCATGGCATCAATCTTTTCCGTTGATTTGCTCTTGGTGAATTTCACGTTGCCTG